AATACAAATTGTATAATTCGCCATACTAATGAAATTAATAAATTATATTATAATTATATTACATTTCTGACGAATCAACAAACTTAGTTTTAAAGAACTTGTCGGAGCTCGTGGGTTTATTATATTCCGCAAATGCGGGTTCAAAACCTATGCTCTACACCTTCTATCACCATTTAGGCAACAGCTTGGCTCGGTATCGCCCTAAACAGGGTGTTCACCGAATTCACCGACTTTTTTATGCTCCAGATTATTAAAGCATATAGGATCGCAGCCATTTTCTTGACTGTCAAAGTCTTTTCATTGAAATGAGCTGTAGTAGTTGACTTGGTAGCGTTCTCTTCTCAGTTTTGTTATCGTAGCTTTTTTAATTACTACTTCTATATGTTTCCATATAGCTCAGACTATATCATTATCCGCTCTTTATCTTAAATACAATTTACTAGTTTATACATGCAAAAATTATTTCTTTTTATATACATAATGGCAATTCTTGCAAAGAGTTTTACCGTTCTCAATTAACCATAATTCCTTACATTCAATCGCCTCGTTATAAGTTTTTATATTATTCTCTGTCCAAATATCAGAAAAAGATTTTATATGATGTGCTTCTAATACCCCGCCTCTATTACCACAATCACAACAAACCCAATTATCTCTTTTAAAAATAGACATCGTCCAATCTTTATACTTGCCACTATTTCTAATCCTCAATACAAGTGGTCTTCTGCCATCTATATACCTTGGGTTATTAGATCCTAAATTAGCTAATCTTTTCTTCTCTTTACTTTCTTCAGAATGATGCTTTCCGTAAAAAGGATTATCTTTCCCTTTCCTTTTCTTTTTAAGTGCCTCGCTTCTTTTCCTGTTAGACTCTTCTGTCTGTTTTGTGCCGATCTTTGAAAGACTTATCTTTTTTCTTGTTTCATCAGAAAGTTTTCTTCCTAACCCTAAATGATGACCTTTTATAAATTGTCCTTTTGTGTTTCTCATAATTATATTATGACAGAAATACAAATAAATGTCAATTTCTTTTACTATGTATAAACTAATAAATTGTAAAGAACGGATAGCCGACGCTCGTGTCCTTATTATTGGGGTTAACTCCTCAAAGGTTAGTCGTTGCACGTTCTCGCTTAATGTTATGTTAATTCAGCGAGCTTCGCTCAAGGTTGCCCTCATCTTTACATGTTAGGGGATTCCCTGAATTCATCGATTTTGCATTATGCCATTACTGGCATAAGGGATTTTAAAAAAGTCCAAGTTACCAACGGTCCAGATTCAAGAGTAGGGATCTTCATGATATCTCGCTTCATAGGGATTACTGTAACACGAGAACGCATGTGCGGAGTGTCAGCAATATCTCTAATCACTTGAGCACGAAATTCGTCCATCTGTTATCGTAGCTTTTTTAATTACTACTTCATCAGTTTTATTTATATCTGATGTTCAGACTATATCATCTTCTTGTGTTTATTTTTTTGTGACAATTCTAAACTCAAGAAGTCGGGAGCTCGTGGAGGTATTATATTCTCTTTGCAGAGTTTCAACCTCTAGTCGTTGAGCCTTCTATTGCCATTTAAGCAATAGCTTGGTGGCTGATTATCCTTAAATAAGGACTTCCCAGCAATTCACCCGATTTTAATTCCCCAACAAATTCAGGGAATAGATAACCGCCATCAGCGGCTGTACCTTCAGACAAAGCCTTTAGGACAGCATGATTGCTCTGCATCATTCCTTGGAAGAAACCAACAATCTTTTCTTTCACGGTCATTTCAGAAATATCTTTAGACATCAATTTTTCTAAGTCACATAAAGCTGAAATCTTTTTTTCTGGAGTATTGGTTGTAACTGTTTTGGTCAAGTTTTTAACTTCCTCTTTCAGTTTATCAATACCCAAAGACTTCATAACCTTCTGTGCTGCTGCGTCAATCTTTTCGTTAGAAACTTCTTCGTCAGTTTCAGTAGTTTCTACTTCTTCCTCTTCTGTCGCAGGAGTTTCTACTTTTTCCTCTTCTTTCTCTTCTACTTCTTCTAATTCTTTAGTGTCTAAATCAACGGTATAAGTTTTACCATCGATTTTAACGATCTTTTTCATTTTTATTTATTTTTAGATTTTTTAGCGTGCAACGCCTTGTTGGCGTTAGCAGCTATTTTCTGCAAAGCGTGTAATACAATCTTATCTGCCGAAACAGATTCTGATTCTTTTACTACCTTTGGATCTCGACCTTGAATTTCATCGTTACCCTTTGCTTTTTCTGGAGCCTCAATAGCCTTTTCCTCTTCTCCTTGCGGAGCAGATTCAGTGACTTTAAGGAGTTTCTCCAGTGCAACGATTGTATCTTTAAGTTGTGACACACTACCATTAATCATTTCTCTATTTTTCTTCGATAATACCTTGCCTTCCTTTACTTCAAATAATTCAGAAAAACTAATTTTCATTTCTTTAACGTCTTTAAACGAACCTTTATCAAAATCTTTTTTGCCATCTGCTAGTTTAACTAAAATACCAGCCAACTCTTTTAACAATTTATTAAACTCATTAACTCCGATATCTTTGTTTAGGTATACGTTATAAAAAGCATAAACTGCTTCATCTACCATACCCAATCTTTGGTATTTCTGTCGCCTTGCTTCGTTCTCATCTAATTGCTCGCTTACGGTTTCGGCATCATCTGACTCCTTCGTTTCTACTTCAACATCCTTTACTGCTTTTTCCTCCTCTTTTTCTTCTTCCTTAACTTCTTCTTCTACAACAATATCATTATTGTTTTCTGTTATATCTTTCTCAGCTAACACTTTATCTTTAATAGCATTTTTAATAGCATCTTCTTTAAGATTACAAACAAACTGAGCTCCATCTAACTTATCATCAGAAAATACTTTTTCTTCTATATTAAACATTACTTCTAATTCTCCATAAGCAGTTTCAACCTTATACAACATTTTATAAACATCGTTCTCTTTAGTTTTAGAAGAATCAAGTAATTTATATTTATAATCAATTTCTTTTTCTTCTGTTTTAATTTCTTCCTCAACTTCTTTTTTCTTTACTTCAATCGCTTTCTCTACCCAATCACTAACCTCTTTACTTTCGCTATCACCATATCCCTTAGCTTCTGTCAAGCATTCAGCATTAGCTGGTACCGCAACAGCAGAAATCTCAAGTAATTCATTCTTACCCATCGGCTTACCATCTTCACCTTTTAACAAAGCATAAGGAATAAAACCAACACTCCACGCCTTGAGAATTGCAGGTTCTGCTTCATACATAGCCCCAATATCTCTAGCCAACTGTGTTACCGTATGAAAATGTGGCTCAAAAACCAACTGATTATTTTCAATCTTAATATTCTTAGCAATTCCAATAGTAAATTGCGGTTTGTGGTCGTGACCAGCCTGTAATACAGGATTCTTCTTGAAACTTTTCAAGTCCCAGTCAGACATTCTTAGGGAATCTCCTACCCTATCCTCAGTTTCAGTTGAAGCCACCCCAAGTAGTTTTCCATCTTTTTGTACCGTAGTAGCATTCAAATGTCTTTTCTCTTTCATATTTTTAATTTAATTGTTTAAAAACCTCTTAAAATAGTAAGTATCTCTCTAATGTCTTTACCTATATTCTCCAATTTCTCATCTTGTTCTTTATCTTTAACTTCTTGTTTTTCTAAACATTTCTGGATAGTCATTAAATGATTTTCTTCGATCATCTGTATCTTCTGAGAAATCAACGCAATGTCTTTATCCATCTGCGTATCTGGCTTTACTATAAAAAAGGTTATCGACATAACTATACTAATAATTGCAACAAAAAATGTGACTTCATTAAATAGAACTTTCTTTATTTTGTTTTCATTATCTTGGTTTGATAAATCTTTTCTCATTTTATTATTTAATATAATCTTCTACCTTAGTTAAATCTATTCCCATACCAGCTAAAGCGTCTGTGTATTCTGTCGTTGCCGCCTCTTTATCTACCGCTGGTCTGTCCATAAATATCTTCTTCTCTCCTGCTTGAACATTCTTGAATGTCCCGTCCTCGTCATAACCCTCTTTCATTTGGACTTCCATTGTTTTAGTCGCTGGTAGAATACGAATGTAATCTACTTCTGCTTTTGTGATGTCTGGCTTAATTTTTGTGTTAATTGTATACATAATTTTATTTTTAATTTATTTATACTTCCACGCCTACTTGTTTTGTTTCTTGCTTCAATGCCTCAACTTCATCGAGCTTACTATTAATTTTTTCTACCTTCTCTTCGTATTCTTTCTTTAATCTATCGTCCTTGACTACAACAATCTTTGTTTTCTTAATAACATTTACTTTCTTAACTGCCTTCGCCTCTTTAACGACTGGAACAATATCGCACCTACAATCTGGGTGCAATGGTGGATTGGTCGTATCTATATAATCAAGATTCATATGACCTCCATCGTTACCAATCACAACATCTCCCTGATCAAAGAAATTTTTACCTAGTGCCATCGTTTTACCGTGTAACGGTCTACAAAATTGACAAGCATCTGGTTCTGCATACCATTCCTTAGCCTCTACGACACCACTATCCTTAAACGCCTGTTCGTTAGCATTAGCATTAAACCTTGCTGTTTCGGTATTAGATATTAACAATGCTCTCTTGTTGGTTGCGGAAGCAAATACATTTTTAATTCTTTTCGAAATATCATTAATACCCTCATTCTCAGCTAACCCATCTTTTACCTTATCTTTAATTAATTGATTGGTAGTTTCCGTAACCTCTTTGGCAAAACGTCTTGAGTCAGCTTTCATCAATTTCCGTATCTCTTCACTATTCATGTCCATCGTCATGTTAACCCCAAGCAAAAGAAATGTTGCATTGCCAGACTCTTCAAATAATTGAGCTAATATAGGGGCTATCTTAGTAATTTCAACTGCTGACTCAATATTTACATTCAATAATAATTTATCTATATCTATGTCTTTGGTTGTTAGTTTTTCTGGAGTTAAACTCTCTTTCCTAATATCTAATTCTTTCTGAGCATAAAGAGCGTCTAGTACTTTCTTCTCCTGGCTTTTAAAAATACCGACTTGTTCCTTTAGTACTTTCTTGCCAAACTTATCAAAGTAAACAGCTTTTGCGTTAAAAAAATGTTCTTTCTTTTTGTTATCAAGCTGTTTCCTCTCAACTATTCTGTCCTCGATTTTCTTCTCAACTGTTTTAACTTTTTCATTTTCCGTTTTAGCAAGCATCTCTTTCTTTATTTTTTCCTTTAACAATGTTTCAAGGTTACGAACCTTATCATTAAAAGCTAGAACTCTTCCGTCTTTAGCTTTTACCTGTCTAAATCTTTTATAAGGAGCAATACTCTTTTCCCCTTCAACTCCAACAGTTCTCTGTTCGCCAACTGGCATTAAGTTAAGCGGCAAATAAGGAACATCCATGCCATCTAATGGATCTAACCCTTCGTATGCCCTAACCTCATTAACCGTTAAGTAGCCACTATTAATTCCAGATTCATATAATCTTAATTTCTCTTCCTTGTCTTCTGGAACTGGACTAACGAAATCCAAATACATGCCTTCCGTGTCGCCAAACATTGGCAAATAGAATTCATTCAATTGCTGAACGATTCTTTCTAGGTCTGGCTCTATCGTATATTTTGTAAAAATGTATTGTGCGGTCTTGGCAGAAGAAAAATTAACGCCTTCCGTTTGTGCAACAATAGCTTTAGGAACCCTGAACATCGCCAATATCTTGTCCCTAACAAATCGTTGCTGTTCAGAAAAACCCATATCAGTATGGCTAAACCCAAACTCCTTCAACTCCATGTCTCCAAATAAGACCATCGTCTTGTGTGCATTGTTAGTACCTTCGTGCTGTTTCCTCAAAGAAGCCTTCAATCTCTCTTTCTGCTCTGTCTTCATGTTTTCCATATTCTTGACAGTCAGAATACTATCTGGTCTTGCTTCGTTTTGAAAAAACCTATAGTTCCACTCCTCAGACTCATCATCTATATCCACAGTCCTCGCAGCATATTCCATAACTCCCTTACCCCTAAAAGGATTTGCAGGATTCGGACACTTTAAGAATACCACCTCGTCTACATCAAGAGTAACCTTCTGATTATTGCCAATATCATACTCATAACCAACAATAACTTTATCTTTGTCTGGCTTAGGTCTTATCTTGTCTGGTCTCAAGAAATAAATAGCAGACGGAACCCCATTCTCTTTCTCGATAAACCACGGAGCTTCACCTACTAATTTCAAATATGTTTCAGTAAGCCAGAAATGGTCAAACTTAGTAGTAAAACCATTAACCTTGTACAAAATATCTAATGACGGATGATCTACTATCTCCTTTACTTCTCCATTACTCTCCATCTTATATAATTTCAATTCGACAAAAGCAACTGAATCTGCAATAGCAGAAACAGCAGCGTATGTCCACCCAGACATCGCTTCAATAAACTTCTTCCT